AAGAACCTCATATATACATTATACTCTATTTACTCATCGTTGTCAAGCGAATAACTCCTTATATTTTATCAAAATACTCATTCACTTCTTCTGGTTTGTTTTCAGCATACCAAGCCTCGATACGAACTTTTGAGATTTCGATATAGTCCGGGTCTAATTCACATCCTGTATATTCATACCCTAATTCTACACAAGCCATTCCTGTCGAACCCGAACCATTGAAGGGGTCTAATACTTTACCGCCTTTTGGTGTTATTAAGGTAATCAAATATTTCATCAATGCTACGGGTTTTACTGTAGGATGGTTATTTTTACCATCTGTGGACTGACCAATATTTCGTTCTTTTTTTGATACTTTAGAACAATAGAAGAATCGGGCGGCAGAACCAGAATCACCAACGCCATCATTCACAAATGATTGTTCTGTACGTGCAAACTTTCCATATTTTGTATTTGTGCCGCTTCCGTGTTGGGTCATCCCGTGCCGACCTTTCGTTTCTGGAAACCCCTCCAACACTTCTTCACTTCCATCGTGTATTACATTTGCTGGATATCTGCCTTTGGTAGAGCCGTAGACTTTAGGTTCATTTCCAGATTTATCATTTCTAACTCCCCATTCAACACCCCTATTCACTCTTTGTGTTTTATCTTCTGTTTCTACTCTACTCTCATCAATATTAATACCGCCCGTGCCGTGTTTTAATACATTCTCTGCAATCGTCTTTTCACTCAACGGTTTTCTTGCCATCACAATAGGTTCGTGTGCAGGCTTGAGTGCAGTTCCCCAACCTTCCCAATCGGAAGTTCCAACTGTTAATTCTTCTTCTACCTCTTGACCAAATGAACCGGCATTAATAGCAGTCCTTTCTTCCGCAACAGCAACACCTTTTCTAGCGTGTGTTTTAATTTGACCTGTTTTAATTCTTTTATTGCCTTGTTTCTTATCAATAGCTTTGCCAAGATTCGCACTCTTTGGAAATCCACTGCCATATATCCACATAATCTGGTCACGAATTTCAAATCCTACTGACTCAATATTCGTAGCCAAATGATGATAGGTTCTGGATGCACTAAAAGCAAGGATATGTCCACCGGGTTTTAATACTCTAAAGCATTCATTCCAAGTCTCAACAGCACCTGTATGTTTATCCCAGTCTTTCCCCATAAACTCTATGCCATATGGTGGGTCTGTGACAATAGAATCAAAATAATTATCAGGGTATTGCTTTAATGTCTTGGCGTTATCGCCTTGCTTTAGTTCGTATTTCACTTTCTTCTCTCCATTTGGTCAACACCTGAATTTCGTAATTAGAAATCCGTAATGACATCTGTTAGTCTGGACAACCTATTCATAATAAAATAATCATATAATTTCTTGCGTGAACCCGTTGGTTCTTTTGCGAATGCGTTCTGAATATCGTTAATCAATAACTGTGGAATTTTTTCAAGATTAACTAGTTCATCATTCCTTTTCCAATTGTCTGCCATCTCGGCAGTAGTACAAATTTCTTCTGGCTTCTGTGTCAACCAGACATCTAGTTTCTTTTTAGATACGGATGATTGGCGAATTCCTTCGACAAGACAATTATCAGCAGATAAGAAGTTTGGTATTCCATCGCCTCTGTCACCACGAATAGTGTGTTCTTTAAGATACGCTATTGGATTTGGATGTCTGATAAACTTCTTTTGCATAGGAGAATACTGTTGAACTCCTTTGTATTTATGCAACTGAATAAAGTCCTTATCGGATGACAGAATACAAATCTTTTCTTCTGCGTGATGATACTTACATATCACACCAATAACATCATCGGCCTCTGCACCCATAACATCAATATACTTGTACGGAAAATGTGTCTTTAAATCTTCTCGTATTCCATCAAAGATTTTAAAGATAATTTCCCAATCGAATGGAGACTTTTCTCGTCCCTCCTTTCGACCTGCTTTGTATAGAGGAAATACGTCTTTTCGCCAGTAGTGTCTACTGTCGTTGCATATCACCAGTTCTCCATACGTCTTATTGAATTGCTTTCGATAATTTCTAAGCGTATTAAATATCATATGTCGGAGTAAATCTTCCGAAACATCTGCTTGGGTTTTGGCATTCATCATCAAATTACCAATCATTACTTGATTAAAATCAATCAATATCATTTAGACTTCTCCCATTCGTCAATCATCTCATATATGAAGTCTCGAAATGTATTAAAATCTTTAATCCTAACATCTTTAATTTCAAACATCTGGTCTCCATCTTTGTATAATATATGACCAATCACCAGAGAATTAGAAGAATCTCCCTTCTCTGTGCTTTCAATCTCATTTACAAATTCCATAATTAAACCTTTAGTTCTTTAATAAATTCTTTAGTTGTGTCAATTATTCGCCAGTTCTCAATCTGTTTATATAACGCCGTGCCTTCATTAATATACTTACTCATCTCATCCTGACACAAGGAGTATATAGGCATTTTTATTAATATTTCTATTATATCAGGTTTGAACGTAGTTGACAACTCTTTTTTGATGGTTTTTCTGTTTTTATTTTTGAAGTCCAGAGTGCCTTGAATGATAAGTTCAATGAATTTGACCTTTGCTTTAATGATATCCAAAGCGGAGATACCCTCTTCGATGAGGTATTCGTATCTCTCTTCGTACTTCCCTCGCCGGTAATCGCAAAATTCTTTAATAATGTCAATAGGGGAATCATATACTTTCAACTTTCCTTCGTGGTCAATGACCGTAATATTCTCGTTAATCTTTTTCTTTAGTTTGAATAGTCTGACAATCTGGTGGTCTTTCATTTTCTTACCACGCTTGAGGGTCACATCAAACTTGAAACCCGTCTTGTCGCACTTGTCTGTATACGACACAATCTTTCCAGTCTCTTCCAATTTATTTAGAACTTGGACATATGATTCTCGTGTGAACCCAACTGGAACCTCTGTAATCTCTAACTTAGTCTGACCAGTTAGCGTGAAGTTACCCTCACAATAAACAGAATCTAATTCTTCATATATCTTTCCCTCAAATTCTGGGTAATATGGGAGTAGTGTCTCTTTATCTATATTCTTTCCTTTCAGATACGCTTGACATAACTTCGCAATCTCTTTTGGATTACGTGGTTGAATGTCTGTGGCGAACCCGACTGCAATACCTTTGACTCCGTTTACTAGAACCCAAGGAATGATTGGTAGATAGAACGCTGGTTCTGGGTCTTCCGGGTCGATGCTCTTATCAGCGACCATCGTATCAGCGAAATACTTCTCAAAATTCTGACTCATCTTGACATACGTGTATCGAGGTGCGGCCGCGTCAGGCACTAGGCGTGACCCGAAACTTCCTTCGCCCTCAAGCAATGGAATATTGTTAGAGTGTAATTGCACCATCTTTGTGATTGCATCGTTTAGAGAAGCATCACCGTGATGATAATTTGCCTGTGAAATTGTATTACCACTTAATGAAGCGGTCTTAATTCGACTGGTATTGGCTGTTTTCAGTGCCGTATAGAGTATCTTCCTCTGTGATGGTTTGAGACCATCAATCATATGAGGAATAGCCCTGCTATACAGAACGTATTTCGAGTAATCTTTGTATTGTCCGTCTATCAGTTCAGTTACATTCATTTCATTAACCATTGTTTGCGTGGGAGTGAGTTTTTCCCAAACGCTGTTTCTAGTGAAGGAATTGCTCCACTGTCGAATTCAATGACCTCAGTCACTGGGTCGTTTATCATTAAATCATACTCTTCTACTGATAAACTACCTAATCCCTTATTATACTCTATTCTCCAATTCGTGTCAAGTTTTGCATTGGTGAAATCTGCCAGGTCATAGTATCGTTTGACTGCTTTGCCCTTCTTGGCGATAACAATCGGGGATTTAATCAGTAGCACACGTTCTTCCTCGAACAATTCTTTCCAGTTGGAGAAGAAATTGACTAGCAAGGCCGCGATGGAGAACCCATCATAGTCTGCATCAGCGAGTATTCCGATTTGACCATAGTTCAAATCAACTGCTGATTCTCCCAATTCCAAACCGATAATGGACATCAATTCAGATAGTTCTTTGTTTTTCATAATCTCGGTGGGTTTTAGTTCTCTTACGTTACGAACTTTACCACGCAACGGGAAGCCACCGTGAATATCTGTTTTACGTACATTGATTAGGTTGGATATCGCTGACTGACCCTCTGTAATAAACAGAATCTTATCATCTGCATTTTTAGATGAGGCAGAAATGTGAGATGCAACCTTCTTTTTCTTCATACCCTTATGGGCTTTGCGTAATGCTCGTGCCTCTGCCAACTGCTTTTTGAGTAGAAGTGTTTCTATGATAGGTTGGATTATCTCTTCATTTCGTAAAATTCTAGCGATGAATTTCTCTTCGGTGACACCACTAAAGATGGGCCTAATATCATTTGCGTTATTAGTCAATCTCTCTTTGGTCTGAGAATCAAATTTTGGGTCTGGCACCGAATTCGTGATAGTTACGAAAGTAAGATGGTTTTTAATGTCCGATGGCCTGACTGTCAATTTGTGTTTCTTCTTGATGGCGTCTTTTATAGTCCAACAAATATCATTAGTAACAATATCGTTATGTACTCCACCTCCGAAAGTGTCAATACCGTTAATAAACGATATATGCTCGTGTGACTCGGAAGGTAGGACTGCCACTTTAAATTTAGGAGTTTCAAGTATTTCATAATTTTCACCAATTTTCTTAAGGTATTGCTTAAATGTTCCTGCTTGTACAACACGACCATTGAACTTGAATCGTATCTTCGGAAAACATACTGCGAGGTCACTAACTCGTTTTTCAATCAGAGCCTTGTGGTCCTCAGTGAGTGTAGTCATACCGAGTTTCTTAAAATCTGGAAAGAATGACACATTAGTACCAAGAACTCCCTTGGTCTTAGTTATCTTTGTGTCAATTTCACTAAGATTATGAGAGCAATGGAGTCTGAAATGTTTCTTACCATCGTCTGTGTGGGCGATGAATTTCCTTGATAGAATATTCACTAGAGTTGAACCTAGTCCGTGCGTTCCGATTGAAACGTGGCCATCATCTTCAAAATTGGCACCAGCACGGAGATTCGTGAAGGCCAATTCTGCTTGAGTTTTACCCAACTCTGGAATATCTACAACAGGAATACCACGGCCGTTATCGGTTATGGATATTTTCCCATTATCTTCCACATAGATTTTAATCTCGTTTGCGAATTTGAAATTGGTTCTGAACCCCTCATCAATGCTATTCGACACAATCTCATCAAATAGTTTCAGAAAGGCAGGAACAATCTCTACAGATTCTTTAACGATTGAACCATCCCTCATCACCCATTTGTCGTGAGTACCTATTGTGGTATCTCCGACATACATTCCTGGGCGATGAAGGACGTGTTCGATTTCGCTAAGAACTTTTACATCGTTCTTACGCATCATCATAGACGGCCCTTACTCAAATGTTGGATAAACTATTCCATCATCTGTAAAGATACTAGTTGGGAAACTAATACTCTTTACGGCGTCAAGTCTAAATGAACGCCATCCACCAGATGGAATATCATAGACTGCTATAGTGTCGGGATTTGGTGCCTTGGTCTTTTTCTCTGACTTTGCACTCAGAGTTTCTGTTGCAGGCACTCTCTCGGATAGGACTTCTTGAAGCAATGTACATTCCATCACTCTCTCGGTCCCGTCTGCTTTGGTGAACGTCACGGTCGCAACGTCATTTTGGAGCATTTCTACTACTTCTTCACGGGTCAGTTCTTTCGTTACTGACTCCTCCGTAACGTAAATCTTATATTTTGACATAATATTCTCCTTCTTCAATACAATTTCCCGCTGAGTGGATCAATGCCAATGTCATTGATGTCTTTCCATTCCATCAAGTCCAGTACGGACTCATAGGCTTCTTTAAATGTTGGTGTTGTTGTCTCAGCCTCATATAGCATTTCCAATAGCCAAGCTACTTCTTCTTGAGGGTCATCGCACCCCTCAATGATCCAATCTGCTACTTTTTCATAGTCGGATACTCTCGCACAATAGTCATTCATTTTCTTTAGATTGATCTTCATTCTTGCTCCTTTCAATCACTTCATCATTAAATACTTATACTATTATACTCTACTAACTAGGGTTTGTCAACCCCAAACCTGACTTTTTTTCAACTATTTTTAACTTGTTGATTTTCTTGTTCTTTTCTCATTTTCTTCCGTCACCTTTCATCTCCTCTACTTCCACATCATATCTGCCCACAATCACTTCATTATCTTCTTCATTCTCGTAGATTTTGATTATGGTGTTTTTTGCTAAATCCGTAATGACTAGATGAATACCCTGGTAGATACCCTCTTTCCAACCGTTCCTATAGGAAAAGTATGCACACACGGCGATACACGGGAAAAATATTAGTTGCCAAATTTCTATATACATAACTATATTTATGTGTTTTGATCGCGGTATTTTGCTATATAATAAGAATCGACTATATCAGACACAGGAGATTGTCCACTATAATCATCAATTTCAAACAAATTAGCAAGGTCGTCTCCAGTCTCT